CTAATAGATTTTGTGAGTATTTGTCATTTTTGGGTACAGCGGTGCTTCCTTTTTTAGTACCACCTGATTGTTTCTTTCTCTCCTTACCATCCGTTTTAACCGTATCTGTTAATTTAGTTATAGAATTAACTAAATCTCTTTTTATTATAGTACCTAAATCTTCTAATTGAATACCTAAATTTTTAGTAGACATGTCGAGAGTACCAACACTATTTTCTAATGCTTTTAACTCTTTATCTTCATTTGTACGTTTTCTTATTATAGCCATTAATCTATGAGGTAGTTTATCATATATAAATATAAGATATAAAAATTACTTCCTTCTTGTTCTACCGGTTCCGGCTTTATTTAACGCTTTATCATACGAAGCGGTTTCCTCTTCTTTTGCAGTTATTAATTCTCTATAATAAAATTCCCTTAATTTAACGGGCATATAGTATAGGTCATGCCAATTAAAACCACCATTGGCATAGTATATCATTTGAAAAATTCTTTTGTGAAGATTTGTTGAGTAATTAGTCGGTAGGGTAAAAAAAGTCGACCCCAATAGGCACCCTCAACGCCTCCTTGTCGCCGGTGAAAGGTGATGTATATTCAAATGTGAAATCTACATCGGGTGTCATATTTTTAATATGGGTTCTTAAAGCCTTTGAGTCTTGTATTTGGAATTGATTTATCACAAAATTACTAATATATCCTAAATCTCTATTACCATTTACTTCAATAATGATTCTTCTCCAACGAGTAGTAATTTCATTACCTTGTTTAAGTGTTTTTTCAGATGCATCAATATCTTTTTGAATTAATATCTCATCACCATGAGTTAATAACTTAAATTTAATTGGAATTTTTGATTTTGGAAGAACGAACTCATATTCGTTTTGTCTGTTAAACAAAGATTCATCTACTTCTTTTGTAGACAATTTGGCCATATCCACTTCTACATCAACTGATTCATTTTCTTTTGGGTCGGTTACCGATACATTGTATACTGGGCCATATGCTAGTACTCTTGATGCAACCAATATTGCGTTTTTGTCACCAATTAATAATTCGGATACATTTACACCAGGTTCAACAACAATAGATTCTAATAATCTATCAATTTGTACACCCTTTCTAATTAAAGCAGTTGAAGTAAGAATATCTTCTTCTTTTGCAGTTAATAATTTTACAGTGACATATCCTTTTGATAATGGACTACTTTCAGGATAACATAATCCTTTTGATGCTAATGAAATTTCTTCCGTTGAAAATGGAAATGATTTAGTTTGACCGGATGATGGATTTGAACCCAATCCTCTTGTAACTCCTTGTTCGATGTTTTCGTTCATAATATAACTTTTGTGTTTATTATATATATAAGTTTTTTAAAAAAATAAAAAAGGGGATAACATTTCTGTATCCCCTTATTTTTATAATTTTATTTAGATTAGTATTCTAAAATAGCGTAATCGTAAGATAAAGTCAATTCAATTGAAACTGGGTCGTTTGATGCCCAATCCAATTCACCAAAGTTTGCTGATGTGATGAATGCACCCTTTAAAGTCCATTGTTCAATCTTATCACCTACTGGCCCTAATAAGAAGAATGTAATATCTTTCTTATAGAACGCAGAGTAACCATCTCTACCTGTTAATGACTCATGTGAGGTTCTAATCCACTCCATAACTTGTTGTGCACCTGATGGTACAATTGGGTCATAAAGAGTGATAGTTACATCATCCCATGTTGACTTACCTTTCAACTTTCTTTTTACGTTGATATGGTCTAATTCTACAACTTCCGATGTGAATGTTGGTCTCGCTGCTGTTTTGATAATGTACGATTCGATACCATTGATTTCCATGATGAATCTGTTACCCATCTTTGGTTCAAAGTTACGATAGAACATTTTGTCAAACTCTAATATTTCTGGCATTTTACTTTTATTTTATGTTATTCTTATATAAATATTTGTTTTTTAAATTATCCACCAAAACTTGCTCCTGTTGGTAAAATGTTGAAATCAATTTGAATGAATTCAGCCGTCTTAGTTGGTTGTAAGTAGATAGCACCTTTTAAAATGTTTCTATCAATTACATCCGGAGTGTTATTAGTTTCATCCATCACAACTCTGAAAGCGTATAGACCTTGTCTTTGTTGGATACCCTCTAAATAAGGATTAACAATGTTTAAGAATCTATTTCTTGTTTCAGAACTATTTTGTTCAAATACTAAATATTTCGAAGTTGAAGCGATATACTTTCTTACAGTTAATAATAATCTTCTTACATTAATTCTATCTAATGCAGATGGTTTATCTTGTAAAGTTTTTTGACCCCATACTACAATACCTTGTCCAGGGAATTGACAAATTGGGTTTACTTTACCTTCGTATAATGTATCTCTTTCTGATTGAGTTAATCTATTTAATACACCAACTGCTCCTGTTAAACCACCTCTATTTAAACCTGCTGGTGCGAACCATTCAGCTGCTACTCTATCGTTAGAAGCAAATACGCCAGGTAATAATACTGATGGTGGAACTGAAATTAATTTATTTGTGTTTAAATCAATTGTTTTAATCCAAGGATAGTAAGTTGCTGCGTAGTTAGAATCTACTGCGTCCGTTTGAGTTGTTACTTGTGTAATTGTATCTATTTCAGATGTTGTATCTACAATATAAAAACAATCACTTCTTTGTTCAACCATATCTAAAACCGAAGTTACAACTGATGTGTGTAATCTTCTAATAACACCCGGAGTTACAACCATATTAATATCATATTCGTCAGCGTTAGATAATGCTGAAATATGTTTACCATATGCTATTGAACCAGAAGATTGTGCTGTTTGTAAATTAAAACCTTGTGAGTTTCCTGCAGAAATTGAATTTCCTTTTGCAATTTGAATTGTTGGTGACATGCCATCAAATCCTTCTTGGAATGCTACAATAAAGTTTCTTTTTGCAATCTCAGTAGAAGATGTAGATGATATAGATACACCATCATTCTCTAAACTATATGAAGCATTTGAACCCGTCATATTTGCATATGTAGTATTTTCAGGAATAGCTCTTAAATATATAGAATTATCTGGATTAAAATCTAAATCAATACCACCATATGTTGTTGAATCTGCGGTTGCAAATGATGCAGATGGAATTGAATTTCTTAATGCTACATTTGAAACATATACTGGTAATTGATATGCTTTATGTGCAACTGGAATTGCTTGTACAGGAATTTCAGATGTATTTACATATCCATTATCATTACCGTTCCATAATCTAATATATTTAGAATTATTTACCCAATCACCATATTCTGTAACTTTACCATCACTAGCTATACTTTTACTTCTATCACCAATTACTCTAGCGATATAATTAGGAGAGTTAGGGTCTAAGTTTACATTTGAAAATGTTTCTAAAACATTTTTCTTTTTATTTGTATCGTTAAAATCTCTTACAACAACCGTAAACGTACCATAGTCAGTACCATTTACAGAACCTGCTGTTTTTACATTTGAAATACCAACTTTTACTTTTGTATTAGCTGCATCACCCGCTCCTATTGTAATAAATCTAAATAAGTCATATTTTACATTTGAAATGGTTTGTGATTGAATAATTGGTGTTTTAGCTTCTTGTGCATCAAATGTAAAATCTTGGTCATCTAATTTAGATGCCGTTACATGTGAATTTGTATGGTCTAAAGCTGCTGAACGTGATGTAAAGAATGCGTATGCATAAACCTGTTTAACACCTTCTACACTTCCTGAATTACTTTTTGGATTTGTTCCAAATACAGCTTCTATATCATTTACAGCCGATGGGTTTATAGATGCACTTACCTGTGCAAATTTACTACCAGATGCTAAATTAAATAAACCATCAAATGCCATACTAGCAGTAGTACTTGACATTGCATCCGTAAAAGATATTGTATCAGTATCCGTATTAAAAAGAATACCAACAGATGCCGATATACTAGATGTAGTTGTGGATGTTAATAACAATGGTGCTCTCTCGGTGTATCCACCAATTCCACCAACTCTACAAATTGTTGCAGTTCCTGCTTCTCTCAAATACGATTGTACTGCTAAAGGAGTGTAATATGTGTCGTCAACACTACCAAATAGTTGTTCAAATTCAGTTTGTGAACTTACGATTGTTGGAACTAATGGGCCTTCTTTGAAAGGGCCAATGAATGCTGCTCCGATGTCAGCTACACCTTGTTGTAAAAATGAAAGGTCGTTTTCTTTTGTGAAAACACCAGGTGATACTATTTTTTCTGCCATTTTATATGCTTTAATTTAAATTTATTAATTCTCAATATAAATATAAAATTTTCAATCAAAACAACAAATTATGGTTTGTATGTTGGTTGGAAATAATTATATACTTGTGATATTTCTGTCGATGTTAATACTCTGTTATAGAACAATGTAGGGCCTAGTTGACATTTTGCGTAATTATCAGCTGCTCCTATTTTTATAGGATAAGAAGTTGTTGCTGCAAATGCTGTAACTGTTCCTGTTCCTACACTACTTCCATTCAAATAATATGCAATACCCGCTGCTGCTGATACAGTTACTGCCACCATATGCCATGTATTTAATGCAGGTGCGGTGAATGTTGGGTGAGTGCTTGAAACCGTTCCTCTTGCAGTTGAAAAATGGAAACCATTCCAAGCGGTTGATGTACTACTATATAAATAAAAATTATAATCTCTATCAGCTCCTTCTTTTGATATCAACCCACCATATGCAGCTCCCTGATTTGCCGTTTGTCTAACCCAAGTTACAAATGTCATTGCTGATGTGTCAAATTGAGTTATTCCACCATTGATATTTGAACTTCTATCCTTATACCAATATGCATCACTACCATTTAATGTCCAATATTTGTCAATTCTAGTTGCACCATTATTGTATGCAGGATTAGTTCCACTAAATCCAGCTGCGTTTTGTACACCCGCAGGTCTAACACCTGTATTGTATCCAGTTAAATCTAACCAATCCGTTGTTGCAGTTCCATTTGTAGAAGATGCTTTCGATGGGTCTAAATACATTCTTAATCCGGAAGATGGAATGTATGGTTGAGTCGTTGTACCTTTGTTATGTGATACAAGATTATTTGCTAAGAATACATCGGCATTTTCTACGTTGATTGTTACAATTTCGACATCTGCCGTTACTATTTCTATATTTGTTATTTCAGTTTCACTACCATCACCATTTACTAATTTGTCTCCAGGTAATAAAGTTTCGGTATTTTTAAAATGATATTGTGCTATCTCACTATCATAAACATATAATGGGTGAGTACCAGTTGCGTTAATTAAACCATTGTTTATTGAATAATATCCTTCTGCAAAGTTAAATGTTATATCATTAACTATTACATTTTTTGCATCACCTGATAATGTATTTGACAAATAAAATCTCCAATCAGTTTGGTCACTATCTAATGGTTGAGATTCATCTGGTAATCCAGTTGGTTCCCATGCTTTTATTTCATCACCAACATTTAAATCTTCAATATTGATTTCAGTTCCACTTGCCAAAGTTACCTTAGTACCAAATAGTAAACAGAAGTCAGGTTGGTTAATTGTATTATAAACATCTACTGCGTATAAAGTTTTTGTAGCTGCAACATTATAGTTAGTTGCATTTAAATTATATCCGTCAGCATATGTCATTGATAATACCGATTCAGCTTCAGAATAATTTGCAGCTGCAATTGATGCCGGTGTAATTGGAAACGATGGTGATGCACCTAATGTTGCAGTTCCTACCGAAAAATTTGCATTATTAAATGATACTGTGTAATTTGCTGCTACACTACCAACTCTTGCACCATGTAAAGAACCCTGTGTACCAAATGAAAACGTTGCCGATTCTTCGGTACTTTCTACGATATATGTGAAAGTAGGTAAATTTCTAGTTATAGAATCAACTGCAAATGAAGTAAATGCGGCTTGTGTTCCTGCTGCGGCGTTCATTGCATTCATTGAAACTTGCTGTGTAGTTCTTGCTGTACCCTGTGTTGCTCTATATAAATTACCTAACGATAAATTTGTTCTTGCCATTGTGTAAAGTGTTATTCTCCGTTATAAATATCTAAAAGTTTTTCTTTCCAACCATCTTTATTAGAAAAGTTTTTAATCATCCAATTTTTAAGTTTTTCAAACTCTGTTTTACGGGTTTCGTAATCATCTTCACATATTTTTTGGTAGGTCTCTCTAAACGATATCGCATCATTCGCTTTGTATTTATAATCAAGTGGTACGTGCCACTTTTCATGTAGTATTGGAAGTTTACCCCAATCCACTGCTTCAAAAATTCCATATCCGAATGGTTCATATTCAAAGCAAGAGTGAGATATTCCCCAATCAAGTGCGTAGAACCTTTCTTTATATTTGTAATCAAACTTGTAAACTTTTGTTTTTTCAAATTTGTATCCATATTTCTTTTTATAATATTTGTTAAATGTTTCTGAATTAGTTGAAATATATCCACCCAATCCATCCATATACTCTACATTCTTTCTACCTTCAACTCTTGCTGCGTATCCAATTTCAATGGATTCCGAAAGTTCTTTGTTTTGTGTAAATGTATAATTATTTGGAATATGATGTAAATTTTCCGTTTCATATGGAAAATGATACAATCCTACCCAAACTTTATTTTTAATTTTATTTATTAATTCGTTTTCATATTCCCAATTTCCGTACCAATGTAGATATTCATCTTTATCTTGTTGTGCCATCAAAGACACTTTCGTTAAATTGTGGAAAATAATTGAATCAATCTTTTCCAAATTTTGATGAATAGCTCTGGTTGGAGTATAATGGCCATGTAATATATGTATGCGTCTTGCACCTTCTAATATTTCAATAATTTTATCTTCGGATGTTTCCCAAATGTGGTCAATGTCAATTGGAAATTCTTCGTAATTTAAGGGTTTATGTCTATGGAAAAGAAGAAGTGGCTTCACTTCTAAATGAGGTGCCACTTCTTTTATCCAATCGGTTACCCATATATCAGCACCACTATTGAACCAGGGTCCTCCAGCGGTGGTGTAATAAACATCGTACATTAATTATAAACCTTTTGATTCTTTTAACTTTTCGATTTCGATTGTTAAAGAATGAATTTGTGTTTGTTGTTCTTTGATTGCTTCTACTAATAGACCCATCATTTTTGAATAGTCTAATGCTAAGAAACCATCATCTCTTGTTTTAACTACTTCTGGTAAAACTTCTTGTACTTCTTGTGCTATCAAACCTGTTTTAGGAGTTGATTTTGTTACTTCATTCACATCATCATTCCATTCCCAAGTTACACCATTCAATTT